GCTATTTCTAAGCAAAATCATCTGCCTGCCTCTTATATTACGGATTGCCTGCTCTAATTTGCGCAGGCAATATCTGCGAGCGAAAAGCGTAAAAAGTTTATTGCCTTAGCAATAAACCGGCAGGCTGTGGGTTGCCTCAGCCTGCCTGTTTTTAGGCTTTTCGCTCTTGTAATAATGTGCCTCGCCTATGGCTCGGCTTGTCTGGCGATATTGGCTCGCCTACGGCTCGCTTATATTATGCCCGCCTCGCTATCGCTCGGCGGGCTTATTGGCTCGCTTCGCTCGCTTATATTATCCGCCCTCGCTTCGCTCGGGCGGTGAATTAAAATCTATATAAAATCAAGATGTAATATCTATAATAAATCAAGTAATAAAATCTATAATAAATCTAATAATAAAATTTAAATGTCTTCCCAAAAATAGAAACTGTCTCATAACCAAAAAGATTTAACCAACTAAAAACCTCACGAAGAGCACTACCAATATACTCATCAATTTCCTCAATAAATTCAGGGGCTGGACTCATTGGTTCAGGGGTGATAAGTTCATCAAAAGCTTTATTAGCACTTTTAATCCAATTACTAAAATTAGACAAAAACATAATAATTAAAAATTTTTGAAGTTCAACGCCTGTAAGAGAATAAAGAGAAGATGAAATATCAGTAAGAAAAGAATTAATATCCCAAGAGGGAACACCTTTAATTGTATAAGTCTTGCCTTGATACCTATCCCAAAAATCATCTTGAAACTTATTAATGATGTAATCATCACCTTCTAAATATTCGTCATACAAATCTGAAATATCACCAAAAGGGTCTTCATCTAAATACTCCCAAGAGCCAATAGGGTCATCATCAAGAAATGCTAAAATCAATTTAAACTCATCATAAGATAATTCATCTTTCTTTAACAAGTTATATCTCAAATCTAAATCTCTATCTCTCTCACTAGGTTTAGTTGTTGCACAACCAGATGATTTTGCTTTAGTTGTTCCAAGAGATTTACTAGGTGAGTTTGTATATTTAACCATAATAGAACAAACATAACAATATATATAAATGTATCAGCGACTTTGAAAAGGTTTTTAGTTAAATAGATAGATGAACCTCACACAAATTTTTTAAAAAATTTTATAACTTTTTAGTAGTCGTATAAGTTTAAATACTTCAATGATTTTCTATGTGTAAGATGGCAATAATGGGATGTGAATTATGTGGAAAACTTACTAAAAATATTTATTTTAATTGTGTTAAGGTGTGCAATGAATGTTATTTAAAGTTAAAAAAATATGAAAAATTAAGAAACATCAGTCAAGATAAAAGGGTTCATAGAAGAGCTTCTTGATATGTTGTTAATAGTAAAGCTATGGTAGAGAGATGTGTGTTCTCTCTCTCTCTACCGGCGAGGGCAGTATGCTTCTGCCTTATCAAAAGCAAGTGACGCCGAGCCAACATAAGCCTAAGCTTAGATAGGGGTATGCTCGCTTAAATAAAATATCTAAGCTTAGATAAAATATATAGATAAAGTTTCAGTAGAGAGAGCACACACATTAAAATGAGTCATACGAAAGATAGAATATTCAGAATGAATGAAATTGAAAAGATTTATTTTACTGCAAAGAAAAGAGAAAGAGATTTAGACGAAGAAAAGGTAATTGCTTCCTGTTGTTTAAAGTGGGGTTGCTCTCGTAGGATAATGAAAGAATATATTAAACAATTAAAAATTTTAGGAAAAATATGAATATTGAATTAGATGATTGGCAAAAAAAAGTTCTAGAAACAGAAGGAAATATTTGTTTAAGAAGTGGAAGACAGGTTGGAAAATCAACAATTATTTCAATAAAAGCAGGTGAATATGCTTTAAAAAATAAGAAAAAATCTGTAATGGTGATTGCAAGCGTAGAAAGGCAGGCTCAGTTGCTTTTTGAGAAGATTTTAGCATATATCTATGAAAATGCAAAAACTATGATAAAAACAGGTAAAGATAGACCTACAAAACACAAAATTAATTTAAAAAATGGTTCAGTAATCCACTGCTTACCAACAGGTGAGTCAGGTTATGGAATTAGAGGATTTACAATAGATTTATTAATTGCAGATGAAGCTGCATTTATTAATGAAGGAGTTTGGACAGCTGTGACGCCGATGCTCGCTGTAACAAAAGGAGATATGTGGCTATTATCTACACCTCACGGAAGAGAAGGATTTTATTATAGATGTTTTTCTGATGATAAATTTACATCTTTTCATGTTTCAAGTGAAGACTGTCCAAGAAAAGACGAAGCATTTTTACAACATGAGAAAGAATGGATGACGAAAGCACAATACGCACAAGAATATCTAGGGGAGTTTGTTGATGAATTACAACAATTTTTCCCAGATGAATTAATAAAAAAAATCTGCATACTCTCCGGTACCTCAAAAGAGGCAGGTTTCACGCATCTTTCACCTGTTCATTGCCGGAGAGATTTATTTTTAGGTGTAGATATTGCGAGATTAGGAGAAGATGAAACAACATTTATAATCATAGACGGAACAGAAAAAAATAAAATTATTCAAAGAGATTTAATTATAGAGAAAAAATTATTAACAACTCAAACAGCGAGAAGAATAATTTGGCTTGAAAAACATCATAAATTTAATAAAATAGGAATTGATGACGGAGGAGTAGGTGCAGGAGTTCTAGACATTTTATTAGAAGATAATGCAACAAAAAGAAAAACAATCGCACTAAACAATGCAAAAAGACAAATAGATAGAGAAGGGAAAAGAAAAAAGAGATTATTAAAAGAAGATATGTACAACAATCTTTTAAGATTAATGGAAAGAAATGAAATAAAATTATTTGATGATGAAAATTTGAAAGCAAGTTTAAAATCAATTCAATATGAATACACAGACGAAAACATGAAAATCTACGGAAGATACTCACATATTGTTGAAGGATTGATAAGAGCTTGTTGGTGTGTAAAAGCGAAAAATTTAAAACCTTTCGTACATTGTTTCTAATATGGCTTATTCAGGAACAATCGCAACAGAGGCAGACATTGCATTAATGGCAGGGGAAAATGTAGATGCAACAGGAGATACAGAAGCAAATCATAATCTTCTAATGGCACAGGCAGAAAGTTATTTATGTAATTTAATGAGATATAATGTGGTTGATAATTATGGAGCATTAAACGGAGATGTCAAAGCAATGCTGACAGAATGGGCTGCGAGATATTGTGCTATTTCTTTAATAGCTTATAACCTAACAAGCGGATTTTCAATTTTAGAAGCAGAAGACATGATAAATCTACATATTTACAGAATGCAACAAATAGAAAGATTATTAAGAAACCAAAATGTATGCACATATTTAAAGGGAGCATAATGGCATTAAATTTAGGAACAAATTTATTTAAAAAAAGAACAAATATTTTAAAAACAGACATCTTCAAACTAGGGGAAATTTCATTTATAACAGAAGAAGGAAAACCAATAGGAGAATACAAAGAAGGAATGTTGTTCATAAATTTAGCAGACAAAAAACTATATACACCAATAGATTTAAAAAGAAATTTCATTCCGACGATAGCATGGTATAAATTTAATAACAATGCGACAGATTATTCAAAAAATAAAAAAAACGGAATAGTAACAAGCTCAACATACACAACAGGGAAATATAAAAACGGAATAATCTTAGACGGAACAGATGACAAAATAGAACTACCAAGTGATTTAGGATTAGATTGGCATGAGGACTGGACAATAAGTTTTTGGATTTATATCCCATCAACAATAAACAATTTAGAAACATTTTATATCTTAGAAAGATATATAGACGCAACACACTATATTTACATAAAGGGTTATTTGGTTGGGGGAACAAATATTGAATTTTATATAATTTGGAATAATGGAGCAGGAGAAACAAGTGAATCTATGGGGTTAAGACCATTAGCAGACTTAGAGGACAAATGGATTCATGCAATTTTTTCTCATGATTCAAGCGACACAAGTATATCTTATGCGTATTATTATGAAAGTGATGAATATACAAACAAGAATGCAACCGTAGAAATACCTAATATAAGTTTTTCAGGAACAGAAGTTTATAACATAGGATATAACACCAAAAATATAAGTTATGGAGATGTAGAAATTTATATTGATGAATTTAAAATATGGAATGAAACTATAAGCATAATAGGAGAATCTAATTCAATAGCAGAAAGAGGAATAATAGAAAGATTGAATTTAAGTGAAATGCAATGGATAAGCTATACAGGAGAAATTTATTACGAATAATCTAAAATAATTAAAAGAAACATTTATAAACATAAAATCACTTAATTTCACATGGCAGAATTAAAACCTTCTCAAATAACAACTACAACAATGAGAGAGGCAAGCTTTGGAAGTATGCCTCAAAATAGAGATACAACAGCAACAGATTTTTTCTCAGTAGATTCAAAAGATACAGACGGAGCATCATACCAAAACGAAACATATTACACTCCGGAATGGACGAAGTGGCACGGCTATTATAGAATTATCCCAGAATTTGCAGCAGTTATTGATAAATTAGCGAGTTGGACTGTTGGAAAAGGATATAAGGCAGATAAAAAAACAATAATAAAACTAGGAAAAATAAGAGGTTTTGGAAAAGATAATTTTAATTCTATAATTGAAAACCAATTAAGAACATGTTTAATCTGTGGGGATAGTTTTGCAGAAATAATAAGAGATAAAGCAGGAAGATTGATAAATTTAAAACCATTAAATCCAGGAACAATA